GAGCGGAGCCAAAGCCGGAAGGCGATCGGCCGCGCGATGAGCAGGGCCGGTTTGTCCCGAAGGCGGCGGACGCAGAGACGCCACAGCCTGCACCTCAACCGCAGGAAGGGCAGCCTTCGGCTGCTGAGCCTGCAGGGGAGGCAATCCCCTCCTGGCGACTGCGTGAGGAAGCGCAGGCAAGACGCGAAGAGGCACAGGCGCGACAGGCGGCCGAGGAACGCAACCGTGTTCTGGAGGCGCAACTCGCGCAGCTCCTGCGTCAGCAACAGCAACAGCGGCAACCGGAGCCACTGCCCGATCTCATCGAGCAGCCGGAGGCATACGCCAGGGCCATCGAGCAACGGCTTACACAGCAGTTCGAGCAACGCGATATTGCCCGTTCCCTGCATAGGGCGGATAGGCAATACGGCGAGGAATTCCGCAAGGCATACGAGGAGTTTAATTCTCCCTCGCACGCCAATGACGAGCACCTCCTACAGCGCGTCAGGAACTCCTACGACCAGGGCGAGGCGATCCTTGCCTGGCATCGCGAGCAGAAGGCGCTCCGCGAGATCGGGCCAGACCCCTCCGCCTATCGTCAGAAGATACGCTCGGAACTGATGCAGGACGCCGAGTTCCGCAAGGAATTCATGGCGTCGATGCGCTCTGAAGCCACCTCAAAGCCGTCCTCAGTCACCTCGCTTCCGAATTTGGCCAGAGCGCCGGGCTCCGCAAGTGGCCCGCGCGACGACTGGCCGACGACGGATGCGGAGATTTTCGCAGACGCAGCAGGACGGCGCAGAGCATGAAAGCCGCGCTGTCGTGAGGTAAGACAATGGCAGCAGCAACAGTAATGTCGCCTATCCAGGCGAACAATAAGCTCGTCCAATATACGACAGAGATCAATCGGGAATACGTCCGCGAGAACCTGTTCTCGCCGTACATGGGGACGGACGCGACCAGCATCATTCGCATCCGCAATGAGGCGAAGAAGGGCGGCGAGCAGATAAACTTCCCGCTCGTTGGTGCGCTCTACGGCCCCGGCGCCGTGCAGACGCTGGGCGGCCCGACGCGGGCATATAGCACTGATACGCTCACCGGCGCTGAGGAGCAGATCGACAACTACGGTATGCGGGTCTGGATCGATTGGGCCAGGAATGCCGTGGCGACGAATGATGCGGAGGAACAGAAGGACAGTGCCGATATCTTCGGCGAGGCCAAGCCGCTCCTGTCGGACTGGGGCAAGAGCCTGCAGCGGGACGAGATCATCCTCGCGATGATGAACCTGCCGACAGAGACAGCCCCGACAACCGGTGGGACTACGTTCACCAATGCGCGTGTGAATGGTATTGCGTTCCAGTCCACGGCGGGAGCGTCTGCGCTCACCACCTGGGTTGCCGCCAATGCCGATCGTGTCCTGTTCGGCAATGCGATTAGCAACACCTACTCCGCCGGGACTACGCCTGACACCTGGCCGCTGGCGCGAGCAAAGGTTGACACGACTGCTGACACGTTCGTGCCGGCGTCAGTGTCGCTGCTGAAGTATCGGGCGAAGACGGCAGCACCGAAGATCCGCCCCTATACGACATCGGACGGGCGTGAGTATTACGTGGCGTTTGCCGGCACTGCCAACTTCGTGCAGTTGAAGACGGCCATGAACAGCGCCTACACCGGCACTGCAGGCGTGGTGACGGGCATCAACATGTATGCCCGCCCGCGGGAGAGCGAAGGAAAGTTTGGGGCACCGAACAATCCACTCTTCCAGGACGGCGACCTGATCTACGATGGCGTCATCATTCGCGAAGTGCCGGAGATTGACAACTTCGTTACGCTTCCCTGGCAGTTGGACCAGGCCGGTGGCGGCAGCACTCGCATGGCTCCGGTGTTCCTGTGCGGCCAGCAGGCGGTGATGTTCGCCTGGGGTAAAATGGCAACGCCGACGTTCCGCGATCAGACCGACTATCAATTTGTTCGCGGTGTCGGTGTAAAAATGTGCTATGGCGTGGCAAAGACCTTCCGCATTCCGCGTGCGAACTTCACCTCTCCTGGCACTAATCTTGTGCAGACTGGCATGGTGACAGGGTTCTTCTCTGCCGCTGCTCCGATTTAACTGAGTTGAAGCATAATAGGCGGCGGCGCGTTATACCGCCGCCTTTTTGGAGGGTAACGAACATGACAGCAGCGAACATCACCTTCACCGGCGGAGGAGATCTTGAGACGTTGAATTGGGGCGGCCTGGACTTCCCTGTCGGCATTCCCGTTCTCGTCGACCCGGATACAGCGGAGACGGGGGAGCAGCGGCGCTTTTACGAATACATGATCATCAAGGCCAAGACCCACCCGTCCCTGACGATCGAGGAAGTAACGCCAGCCGCAGGACGGAAGAGCAAGTCCAAGGCGAAGGACGAGGAGCTAGTTCCCGAGGATAAGAATGGCGATGACGACTTTGCCGACGACTACTTTGAACTGCCCAAAGACTGGCGAAGCATGCACCACAAGAAGCTCATTGCGCTCGCCAGAAAGCTCGGCGGTGAGGACGAGGCACTAGCTACTCGGGATGGGGCGATAGCCTTCATCGAGGAGCGGGTGGCGCTAGAGGGCAATACGCTGCACCTGGAGCATCAATAAATGCCGTTCGGCTCGAACACCCGGCGGGATCTTATCGACCAGGTGCTCTATGAGATGTCGCTCGTCGCCTCAGGGCAGGCGGCGGCTCCCGAAGACGTGGCGCAGGTCGACCGGGCGATCGAGCCGGCTGTCGCCCGCTATCAGGCTTTGGAAATCCTCGGAGACTTTGATTTCGACAATGTGCCCGACGAATTCCTGACGCCTGTCGCTATCTTCGTCGCGGACACCCTGCTCGACCAGTACGGCATCCCGCGCGGCCTGGAGGCGGACCCGTCCGCCTGGAACGCCAAGGTCAAGCGGGCGACCGACGAAATGCGGGTGATGCGCGCCATGCGGCCTTCCTACAGCGTCCTGCAAGTGAACTACTTCTGAGCCAATGAGCCCGATACCCTTCCCACTCGGCTCCTACCCGGGGCGGCGCACGCATGAGAGCGCCGGGCGGCTGATCAATGCCTATGCGGAGCCGCTGGGCCCGGGCGCTGTCGGGGCGGCGAAGATCGTATCGGCGGCCGGGCTGCTGAAGTTCACGGAGGCGGTCGCGACGGAGGGCGAGACGCTGGTGCCGCTCACTGGCTATCGGGGAGCTATCCTCGTCGGTGGCACGCTGTTTGTGGCCTTCAGCGGGGTGCTGGTGACGGTGGACGAGGCCGGGACTGTCACTATGGCAGGGGCATTGCCGAACGTGACGGCAGGGGTTTTCGATCCTGTCCGCGATAGGGTGCAGTTCAGCCGCAACAACCACCAGCCGCCGCCCCCGGATGTCGTGGCGACGACCTCGAACGGAAACTCCTACCTCTGCAGCACGACAAGCGTCACGGCGTTCGATGTCACGCCGCCCGGCATGACGGAGATCACCAACGTCTTCATGGACGGTTATACGTTCTATGCCGACGCTTCCGGCCTGATCCAGGCGTCGCAGATCAATGACGCCGACAGTTTTGACGCGCTGGACGTGACGACGGCACAGGCAAAGGCGGGGCAGCTCCGGCGCCTGATCGCCTACGACCAGCACCTCTTCGCCATGTGCGAGACGTGGATCGAAGTATATCGCAATACCGCCAATCCTGCGGGGTTTCCCTTCTCTCGTGTGGCAGTCATCAATCGCGGCCTGATCGCCACCTACGCTGTGGCGGGATACCAGGACGGCTTTGGCAAGGCGCTGGTGTGGGTCGGCGACGACAACGGCATCCACATTCTTGACGGCTACACGGCTACCCGCATTTCGACGCCCGATGTGGATCGCGACATTGAGGAGCTGGAAGACAAGTCGGGCATTGAGGCGCAGGCATATATCACCTCGGGCGCGGCCTTTGTGGTGGTATCGTCGCCGGAATGGACGTGGGAGTTTAACCTCACCACGCAGCAGTGGTCGGAGCGGCGGAGCAGGCTCAAGAGCGGCGCGCTGCTCGATCGCTGGCGCGGCACAGGGGATACGGTGTTCGCCTTCGGCAAGTGGCTGATCGGCGATACGCACAGCGGCAAGCTGCACGAAATCACTTCGGACGCGCGCAAGGAAGACGATGCGCCGCTGGTGATACGCATCGAGAGCGCGCCCGTGCATGATTTTCCGAGGGGGCTGCTAGTGCCAAGAGCCGACTTCAACTTCAGTCCTGGCACTGGACGCGCTCCCGGCATTGATCCCATCGAGACAGATCCGCAGGTCGGGATATCGTGGAGCGACGATGGCGGACTTCATTGGGGAAATCCCCTTTGGAGGGGGATCGGGCGGCAGGACACTAACCCGGCTATCACCATCCTTCGGACGGGCCGCACGGCGGCGCAGGGCCGTCGGTGGGCGCTGGAGATCTCTGATCCGGTTTTCGTGAGCCTACTGGGCGGAGATATGCAGGTAGAGCGCCAGGTGGGCTGATGCCGACCGCCACCTCGGAACTCGCACCGCTCCCACCGCCGACTGTCTCAATGTTCGAGCGGCCGGGCATCCTGCGAAGAGAGTGGTTTTTGTGGTTCCAGTCCGTCGATGTCCTGCTGCGCGGGCTGCGCGAGGAAGTCAGCCAGGCTCTCGATGACATCGAAGACCTGACACCCTGAAAGGGGCATAGCATGGGACTTATCGATCTCTTCAGTGACCGCAACGAGAAGGCGGCGCGCGACGAGTATTCGCAAGGCTATGACAAGGCTCGCAAGAGCGCCTTCGGCAGCCTCGATACCGGCGAGAAAGACCTGCGCGGCCAATATGGCAGGGCGCAAGGCTACTACGACCCGTATGCGGCACGCTACGGCGCCGGCAGCCAAATGTATTCCAATGCGCTGGGGCTGGGAGGTGCCCAGGGCACTCAGGACGCGCAGGGGGCTTTTCAGGCCGGCCCCGGCTATGACTATAGCGTCAAACAGGGCCTGCAGGGTGTCATGCGCAATGCAAGCAGCCTTGGCAACATCGCCAGTGGCAACACTGCGATGGCCCTGCAGGACAGGGGCAACCAGCTCGCCAACCAGGAATACGGCGGCTGGCTGAACAGGCTGCAGGGCATGGATGAACTGGGGCTGCAGACGGCGGGCGCGCAGGCCGGGGTCAGCCAGGGGCTTGGCGATCGCCTGCTCGGGCTGGCCGGCGATCGAGCCGGCATCAACTGGGCGGCCGACACCGGGATCGCCGGAGCGCGCGGCAATTACGAGATGGGCAAGGACCAGTCCGGGGCGAACATCTTTGGCGGCATCATGGGCGGGCTGACGCTCGGCTCTAGGCTCTTGGGCATGGGCGGATTGAGTCCCGGGGCCTCAATGGCGTCTCTCAGGCCGGGGCTAGCCTAATGCCGATCTCTGTCCCTCCCTACATGCCGATGCGCCAGGAAGTGCGGCCCAGCATCGACATAGCGGGCTCTATTGGCGGGCTTGGTGACGCGCTGCAGCAGGGCATGGAGTTCGGGCAGAAACGCAAGATTGACCGCGCCACAAGGGCAGCTCTCGCCAGCGGCCTGACGACCGGGCCGGACGGGTTGCCGGACTACATGACAGCGGCGGGGAACATCCTTGCGGGCGGTGGCGACACCGAGACGGCGCTGACGCTGGCGCGACTGGCGGAGGCGCAGAACGAAAGGCAATGGCAGCACAATCAGCCGCATTACATGGATATTGGCGGCAATCTGTATGACACCAATTCGCCTGCATTCCGGCAGGCGGCAACAGGTCGCCAGTCGCCCGCGCAACCACAGTCTGACCCGGCTGATTTCGGCAATCAACAGCCGCCTGACCAGACGGACTACCAGCCTCCGGCTCCTGACCAGCCAGTGCCAGAGCAGACGGCGCAAGTGGAGCCTCAGCCAATCATTCGAGGCCAGCCCAAGCCCCGGCAACGGCGTCGGGGGCTTAATGCTGAGGGGCAGGAGGTTGAACAAGAGGTCGATGAGAATGGAAATTGGGTGGAGATCAGCGGACCAAAGGCAGCAGAACCAAAGCCGCCAACCGAAGACCAGTTGAAAAACCGGCAGCTTCTCTCGGTCGTCTCTCCCCAACTGACAATTCTTGACACCACATTCGCGGACTTGGCGAAACCTGAGAACCAGGTCGGGGCCGGTTTCACGCCTGACAGATATCAGAACTACGCCGTAACACCTGGATATCAGCGCGGGCGCGATGCCCTCCGGACGATCATTTCTAGCTATCTTTACAGCGTGTCAGGAGCCACGGCCAATCCCGGCGAGGTGGAGACTCAGACTGACATTCTGATGCCCAAGCTGGGCGAGGATGCGACAACGACCGCGGACAAGAAGGCGCGCGTCCAATTGATGGTTGATGCCATAAGAATACGTGCCGGAGAGACGACAGGAGTTGAAAGCGCAGGCTCTTCCGATCAGCCTGCCCCGCAGCAGCAGGCCCAGCCTCCACCGTCTAATAAACCACCCGTTCCTGGCGCCATCTGGAGCCCTGACGACGGCAGATGGTTCATCATCGGGCCTGACGGTCAGCCGGACTGGGTGCAATAGCCATGCCCATCACCGATCCCGCCACCATTGCCAGACTGAAGGCTCTGGCGGGACAGCAGCAGGCCGCTCCGCCCGCTGTGGCTGCGGGCGGAAGCTCCATCACCGATCCCGCCACCATTCAGCGGCTGCTGCGTTTGCGGGCCAAGGACGAGATCGCTCGCCGTGTCGGCGCGCAGATGCCGGACGCGAAGACGGGGGAAGTCACTCCGCCTGAGGCCACTGGCGGCCCTCCGACGATGGCAAGATCGAGGGTCACGCAAGCCTTCGAGACGGCGGCCGACCCGCGAGCCAATCAACCATTTCCGCTCCCGCCCCGCACGGAATACGACTTTCAAATGAATACGACATCCCACTTGCCGTTCGGCGACGAGGTGATGTCACTCGGCAGCGGCATCAACCGCTATATTGCCGGTAAGAGCGGGGAAGCTCCTGAAAAGTCCTTCGCGGATGCCTGGAACTATGGCCGAGCGATAAACCGTGCGGCCCAGGAGCAATATCAACAAAACTACCCTTGGAGAGACATCGGCGGGCAGGCGCTGGGGATTGCAGCCCTTGCACCGACTGGAGGCGCGGCGGCACTAGGCATACGCGGTGCGCCGGCAGCAAACGTCGCCAAGACCTTCCTTCCCACCAAGGGCTCGCTCGGCCGGCTGGGGCAGGCCACCCTGGCCGGCGAGGTGATGGGAGGGCTCTCCGGAGCGGGCGAGGGCGAGGGCGTGAAGGACCGCGCTTTCAACGCCATGGAAGGCGTGCTCGGCGGCGGATTGACGAGCATGGGCCTCTCTTCCGCTATTGAGGGCGGCGTCGGGCTCGGGACTAGGCTCCTCTCTCCGGTCGCCACGGCGGCAGCCAATAGGGCCAGGCCAGAGTCACAGGCGGTCAAGATTGCGGCGCAGCAATTCGAGCGCGATAGGGTTCCGATTGCGGAGGCAGAGCGCAGGCTACGCGCGGGTGGCCCTGACATGGTGCTTGCCGATGTTGGCGGGGCCAATGTGCAGGGACTGACACGCACGGCGGTCAATGTCCCAGGTGCTGCACGGGAGCGCATCACCAGCTTTGTGAGGGAGCGCAATCTCAGGCAGCCGCAGCGCATCGTGGATGCTGTCAAGAGCGTCCTGAAAGATCCTGCCGATTTCGGACGCACTACCGCTCGCATGGCAGCGGAGCGGGAGAAGATCGCCAGCCCGATCTACAAGCAGGCATTCGCGAAAAACAGGCCGGTGAATGTCAATGGTGTCGTCAGTCACATCGACAGGATCGTCAAACCTGGTGGTATTAGCGCCATGTCTGACCTGCGCCCGGATGGTATCACTGCAACGCTAACAAAGCTGCGTGGTCC